CCATTATCATTTTGTATAGGTTTAATAAACTTAAAGACTTAAAATGTTTACCATATCCTATGGTTTACGACAGAAACAACAAAGAATTGAAGAAATTTGCTCGTTGGGTTATCCAAAGACATTATAAATTTATTGAATGGGAAGATTTTTCACAAGAAAACAGAAATAGGTTTTATAGAGATCAAAAAAAATCTGAGGATCAAATGGATTTATTCCACAATAATTGTGTAGTGTCGGCACTATCTAAAATAGGTGATAAATGAATCAAAAAGAGCCAATAAAAATTATTAAAAAAACAAAAGAGATAAGTCCACAAACAAAATTGTGGCAATCTGTTCTATGTCTGGCTTGTGAGGAAGCACTAGGAAACAGAAATCGCTATAATTTTGCTAGATATGGGGTAAGAGGATATAAATATAAAAAAGGCAAGATCAGAAGATTAAAAAATAAAGCACCTTATTTAAAGTTATTGTCTGAAATAGATGAAGCGAGAGTGTGGTTTAAAGAGCCAAGCGATCATTTTAAATTTGTTTGTTCTTTAGCTGGGTGTGATTATGAAGCAGTTTATGATCGAATGGCAAAAAACATTAAAAAACTAGAAAAACAGGAAAATAAGAACATTTTTTAAAAAAACAAAGCCCTCAGATACCCCAAAAATCCATTTTTATAGGTGTTGGTAGGGGTAACATACCCCCTAATTTATAATTCTATTTTTACTATCTTCTAGGTCATTAGAATTAATTTGCTTATTTTCTTCCTCATCTAACTCCTTTAAACCCTGTAATTTAGGATCAAGGTTGGGAATAGTCTTAATTAATGTCTGTAATTCAGATATTAACTCATCATCTGTCTTAGCTGACATCTTATCTACATTAAGATTAATGGTTTGTGATGAGAAATTTCCTAATTCTAAAATAAGTTTGGCAGTATTAAGTCTGACACTATCTTGTTCTGAATGAAGTAGGTCTTGTAGAACTGATATTGCCATACCAGATGTAGAGGATATTCTCTCCTCATTTTTTTCCCTGATCTCTACTGCATATTTTTTCTTTAGATAAGCTCCCATTTGTCTTGGACTTTTATCTTTATCCCAACCAGCTTTAATACAAGATTGGGTAGCATTGCCCTGAGTATCACCCTCGCAGTAATATTCTACAAATTTCTGTTCTTTTTCTTTGTCTATTTTTTTTGGCATAATTTTCTCTTTGCTAGATTGAATTGGCTTTTTTAAAACTTATACATCTGTGATTGATTTATCTCTTTTTAATTTATCTTTGGCTTTATCAACAACTAGACTACCATTAATCCATTTACCTACTAATTCTGCTATATCTTTATCAGGAGAAAATGAGATAGCCAAGTCTTGTCTTTCTTTAATCCATGTTTTATCTAATACCAAACTACCATCTATATCTGTGCCATCTTCATCACCTGATACATGAGAGACAATAGTAATTGTTTTGTCATTTTCTTCAACAAGAAATCCAACTGAAACACAATCAGCTAGTTCTGATTTGAGTTCTGTAATATCTGTCCAACCATCTGTAGGGGTTATTGCATCTTCCCAATGTACTAAAACTAATTTTGCTTTCATTTGTATTTAAAAATATATTTACTCCATAAATAACTTCGTGCAATACTCACCACCATAAATATCAAAGATAGATGAAACATCTCCCATATATTTATATGTATATCATACAAAGGAAATACTAATATTTGAATAATTACAGCAAGAATAAGTCCACTTCCTATATCTAATGTTCTATGTATTAGATGTTTTGTATTGGTCATTTTTTCTTTCTTATAAATTTTAAGTAGTCAGCTCCTTCTTGGACTTCCCAAAATATCTTAATAAAATCAGGGTGGGTATCAGGTAAATGAGTATTAAATACTGCTACTGCACAAGGCGACATCATTTTATTGGGTAAATTTAACATCTTGGCATAGTTGTCATATTTTTTATAACTTCCTACTTGAACACAATGCATGGTTATATTTGAATTAGCATCTTTAACAGGCATATAACCACTAACATGAGTATGTCCTGCCATAAGCAAATGATCTCTTGCGTTAAATATTGCGTGTCTGACAATGCCATGTGCTGTATTGTAGATTGAATTACCTCTAAAATTATGAGAACAATTTACTCTAACATGGTGTTTGGGTAATTTTAATTTTACCCTTATGTTGTGTTGTGCGTATGTAGTCTTTAATGGTCTACATATCCATCTAATAGGATCGCCATCACCTGACCATACATCATGGTTTCCTGCAACTATAAATAACCAATCGGTATATTTAATAAGCCATTCTGTTAATTGCCATGCCTGTTCTGCTGTGGTCGATTGTTCTGCCCATAATCCTGCAAGTTTAGTTCTTCTTGCCCAATTATTTTGTAAATCACCTACATTACAAGCATACATTCCATCAGTTTTATTTGTTATATCTAAATGTTTAATAACACTTGGCATATCACAACCATCATCATCTATATGAGGATCACCCATAATATAAAGTCCGATAGGTTTATCATCTCTAACAGTTACATTTAAAAATTCTTCGTTCTTTTCTCGTTTTTCTTTTCTTTCAAAACTTTCTAATCTTAATTTAACTAATTCTTCTGTTGATATTTCTTCATCAGAAAAAGGATTTTCTACTTTATAATTTTTATCCTTCATTGATTTTTTAGGGTGAACAGTTCTAATTCCACAATCACGACATTGATATCGCTGTGGTAGACTTTGAGTGTTCCTTGCCCTCCCCCTTTTAATTAGATGAGTTGAGCCACATTTAGGGCATTGTAAAATGCTGCCATCTTCATCTCTTTGTTCTTCTTTAATTCTACTATAATTCCCACCACTATTGAATATCGTCATTCTTTTCTACTTCCTTGATTAGATATTCAAGATACCACTTTGCTTTTTTTAAATCTTGTAAAGCAGTACCCTTATATGGAAAGCGAGTAACATATTTTATAATGTTCCCACGAACATAGTCCATATTCCATGAACGAATGTAATCAATAGTTTCTATTCCCTGCGTATAATGTTCAGGGTGATTGATTATGTCTTTCTTCTCTTTGCTCATCTATTCTGTCTAATATCTGATTCCAGTTAATAGGCAAACTATTTAAAAACTCTATACCACCATACATATAATCGTATCTGTTTTCAAGTTTTCCTTTTATTTTTATCCTTATTGTTGGATCAATAGAATAGATAGCATGGATTATTTCCATCTCTCTTTTTGTATAAGCTACATTGGTACACATAGCTTTGAACTCCTGGTTAAGAATTTATTAATAAATAAATAATTAAGCCGATTGTTAATAACTCGAGAATACTAATCTCAGGTCTTAAATACTTAGTTTTTATTCTATAAAAAAACCAAGAAAAAAATTCAGGTTTATAGTGCATTAATAAAACAACAGTTACTGTTACTAATAATGCTTCTATATAAGTCATTGAAGGGGATTATCTGATCTAGCTTTTATCTCATCTACTTTAGATTTAAGAACTGCAATCTCAGCTTTATTGATAGCTATATCTTGTTCTAATGGTTTGATGTTAGGTGCTGATTTTTTCTCAAGCACAGCTAAACGATTAGAGATTTCTCCAAATTTAGCAAATCCACCACCAATAGCTACAACAATAGAAAGTAATACTCCCCATGTTTTTATATCTTTAAAATCCACGAATCCTCCTTAAATGTTCTTCTGCTCTTATTCTATTCGCAACAGCTTCATCAACCCTGTCTTGATAAAGTTGTAAACTGTCTTTATAGTCGATACTACTTTCTGCATACAACACTCTAGTATCGAGATAAGTCCTTTGCATATATTCATCAACATTACCTCCATCAATAATTACTTGATTATTAAAAATTTGGTTATTTATTTGTGAATAAGTATTGATTGCATCATTATTTTGCATTACTTTGGCTACGATCATTTGTGTTGCTTGTAGCTGTTTATCCACATCTTTTATTTTCTGTGCAACTTTCTCAGAAATATCTGCTACATCTATAGAAATATTTGCTGAAACTTCTCTTTGATTATTGTCAGTAACGACTTCTTCTCCTGTTGAAACTTCTTGGATAGATTCTTCATTAGATCCCTCTCCACTTTCGCTTGATAGAGTTCCATCATCTGTTCCTGCTGTTTCGTTTCCTTCACTTGTTTCAGAAATCGTTTCGTTTCCAGTTGCGACAGTTTCTTCTTCTTCGACAACTGTTGCGACTTCTTGCTCGGTCTGCGTATCATCTGCTACCTCCTCTTGAAAGGAAGATTCCTCAACTGAACCCTCAGTTGTTGAAGTTTCCACATTTTCTTCAATAGGAATCTCCTCAAACATTTCTTCAATTAATTCTACTGTTTCTTCAAATATACTTGGTTCTTCTGCAATTATAATAGCTGTTTCTTCAAAATTCTCTATAGTTGGAAGTTCTGCTATTTCTATTTCTTCTGTTTCAATAGCTTCAAAAAAGATATTTACTATACCAGTATTGATTTCTTCTGTTGCTGTTGGAACTAAATATATTTCCTCAAATAATTCAACTATCATTTCAGGTTCTTCAAAAACCTCAAAGACAAGTTCTTGTAATGGTTCAAACTCTACTGTTTCTATTTCAGTAGCTAAAACTTCTTCTATTTCTTCAAATGCTGTGGCAATAATTGCTGTTTGTGTGGCAGTTAATACCTCATCATCATAGGTCATAGTAACCGATATGTTATCTACATTAGGGCCACCAAGAGTAGCAGGACTATTAGCATCAGACCCACTAATAAAAATATTTCCAATGTTAGAACCACTACCTGTATACGAGAGAGTATCTGTGAAATCTTCGCCATTAATTCCTGTAACATTAGTTCTCTCCTGTGTTGTTGTAGCTAGTACATTGCTATCTGAATCTTTAATTTGTAGTCTAATTGTAAAGGTATCAGCACCACCTGATCCACCCCAACAACCTGATACTGCACATTCTCCATTCTGTACTTCAACACTAGAGTTTAAAGTAATGCCATTATTAAGCATGGGTTGTGTTATTGTTTCAGATGATAGATCGAAAGATTGCTCAATACTGCCACTATCTCCAAACTCTAGGTCATGTCCACCTGGACAACAATCTCCAATTCTTTGTGCGTTACCTGATAAAGTCCAACCAGTAGTTCCATTGTTAAATGTACCATTGGTAATTAAATTTCCTGTGGTCTGTTCTTCTGCAAATAATGCTAAAGGAAATAATAAACTTAATAATATTTTTTTCATAATTAGGTAGTAAAAGATGAACCACAACCACAAGTGCTTTTAGCATTAGGGTTTTTAATAATAAAGGCAGCACCTTTTAAGACATTATCTTCATAATCTATGGTTGAACCTTTAAGGTATTGCATTGATATAGGATCTATTAATAATGTAACACCATTATTAGCTATAATTTTCCAATCAGCATCATTAGCTTTTTGTTCAAAAGTAAATCCATATTGAAAACCTGAACAACCACCACCTTGAACAAAGGTTCTTAATAATAAATCATCACCTTCTGCTTTAATTAATTCTGCTGTTTTATTTGCTGCTTTATCTGTAAATGTTAATTCCATTATTTATCCAGCATATGATTCCAAGTCATACTAGGTTTAGTTGATTGATTTCTAATTTTATTTTTTCTTTGATCTAACCATTTTTGTTTAGCTTTATCACCAATCAATCCTTCAAATGGGCATGGTGTACCTGCGTTCCACATAGCATCAAAAACTGTTGGATCTTGACACATCAAAGATATTGCTGCGACTTTCATGCCAAATTTACTTAACAATGTAGCCGATTTCCTTCTTTCACAGTTTTCATCTACATAGTAATTTCCTGCTGAAAAACTTACACCTATTGTTGTAACACCTACTGATAATGGGATAACACAACTATCTTGGCCATAAACTGACATAGCAGGAGCTGATGAGCTGTTAGTAGCAGTTTTTTGATTGGTGCTGTTATTGGTTTCATTGTTCGTTGTTGTATTAGAAGATGAACCTGATTGATAGGTTGTTGATGACTCATATCCACCTGTGATTGCTGTGTTACTACCTGCATTATTGCTTTGTGTATTGGTGGTACTACCTGATGAGGTTACATCTCCCATAGCATCTACCATTCCTAGCAATAATATTAATGCTAAGATTAGCCAAGCTGATTCTTTTATTGTTTGCCACAACACTATACATCTCCTTCAAAATCAATTACTTACGAGTTAAACTTCCACCAAAATATAACCCTATAATTGAGAAAATTGTGTGGGATTGTAAGCTGGTTATAAATATACCTGTACCCTCTTTCCATACTGTAGTTTCAAAAGATGAGCCAAATATCCACCAACCTGAACTTTGTTCTGTAACTACTTGATAAATAACAGTAACATCAGTAAAAATAGGTGCTATGATCGGTACAACTATAATTGAGAAAACACACATTAAAGCTATCCATCTTCTAGTATGTTTGGTATGTGGATCTTTCACATCTCTAGCTTTATCGGTTTGTTTAGCTGCAAAGTTTGCCCTTGCCATTAACATTTTTTCTCTTTCAGCTTCGGCTTGTGCTTTTTGTGCCATGATAGACATAACACCACCTAATACAGTTGAGCCAAGCATTGAGATTAATTCCATTGGTATCATAATTTAATCCTTAACTTTTAGTTTGAATAATTTTTTATAAATCTCAGCAATAGTTCTTCTTAAATCTGAATTAAGAACTAAAGGAGAATTAGATTTCATTGCAGAATCTAATGATGTAGATGTAAATGGATCAAGTTTTGGTACATGAATGTTATTTAATATAAGTTCAAATGTAGCAATATCATCTACACTTAAAGCACCATATCTTTTTTGAGTTAATGCTTTTACATAATCATTATCACTTACTTTTGGTCTAAAATCTGTTTCTTTTCTATATGTTCTTCTAGGTGTAATACCTAAATCTGCATAACTAGATATTCTTGAATAAGCATCTCTTTGTGCTGCTTTTTCTGCTTTTGCACTATAAACATAGGCATCTAAAATCTCTTTTCTTCCTTCTTCATCATTTAATATGTTTGGATTTTGTAGTATCTTTTTATATTTAAGACCTGCATCTTTAATATTATTTTTTGCATCTAATAAATCTCTACGCAAGTTTGATGTTATATCTAATCTTTTTGACCTAAATCCAAACCATGTCATAGCATCATCTTCTGATAATGAATAACCATAATCAGTTAAACCATAAGGTTCTGTACCTCTTTTTTTCATACTATCTTCGTAT